TAGCCGAAGACCCGTTGACGGGGCAGGAGGCGGAATTCACCGCTGATGAGTTCGCACAGGCCAACAAGCGGTTGAAGCAGATGCTCGGCATGGAGATGCAGGGCGTGAAGTTCAAGCGCACCGTTCGCAAGCAGGCGTTCTTCGGAGAGGTGGTGCTGAGCTATGGCCCGGCGCCGTGCAACGACGAATTTTCGCTCCAGTGCGTCACTGCCAAGTATGACCGGAACAAGGGGACTTGGTACGGCGTCGTGCGGGCGATGAAAGACCCGCAGCGGTGGGCCAACAAATGGCTCGCCCAGATGATGCATATCATGAATTCAAACGCCAAGGGCGGCATCATGGCCGAGGTCGGGGCGTTCGAAGACCCGAAGAAGGCGCAGGCCGAGTGGGCGCAGCCCGATTCCGTCACGATCATGGCGAACGGAGCGATTTCCGGCCAGATGGTCAAGGAGAAGCCGCAGACGCAGTTCCCGGTCGGTTTCCAGCAGCTCACCGAGTTCGCCATTTCCTCGATACGTGATGTTTCGGGCGTGTCGGTCGAGCTTCTGGGCATGCGTGAAGCCGACCAGGCCGCGTCGCTGGAGATGCAGCGCCGGCAGGCGGGCATGACGATCCTTCAGCCGCTGTTCGATGGGCTGAAACTTTACCGCGAAATGCAGGGCCGCGTAGTCCTCTACTACCTCCAGAATGACATCCCTGATGGCACGCTGGTCCGTATAAGCGGAAAGGATCAGGAGCGGTACGTTCCCCTGATGAAGGAGGCTGACAAGACGTATGACATCATCGTTGATGATGCGCCGGAATCTCCAAACCAGAAGGAGCAAATCTGGCAGATCATTTCCGGCATGCTCCCGGTCGTCGGCAAGGTCATTCCGCCCGAGTACATCCTGAAAGCGCTCAAATACTCGCCGCTTCCGTCGAGCGTGGTGTCGGAGCTGGAGGAAATGGCCAAGGCGCCGAACCCCGAGGCGCAGAGGCAGGCGGAAATCGCTGCACGCGCGGCGGCGGCCGAGATTGACAAGACCCAATCAGAGGCGGCGCTCAATCAGGCCAAGGCACAGGCCGAGGGCGTGAAGGGCCAGACGGAACAGGTCAAGGCCGAGGCCGAGCGCGAGCAGGCTGCAATGGACATGCAGATATCGCGGCAGGAATTCATGCAGGCGATGGAGCAGATGCAGCTTGAGCGCATCCGTGATCGCGAAAAGCACGAAGCCGACATGCAGAAGATCGCTGCCCAGATGGTGGCGGTCAACGCCAAGGCCAGCGCACAGCGGCAGGCTGTGACGCAACAGTAGTTCCCGCATGCCGGGCGGGTCATCCCGGCTAAATCAGGCAGGAAGGCAGGAGAATGGCACGCAAGACTGTGACCGAGGACGATTTGGGCCTCGCACCCACGGATGAGGAAATGGAGACAGCGGTCGGCGAGATCGAAACCGCCGATATCGAGCACGCTGAGCCGGCCGAAGCGCCAGAAGAGACCAAGCCAGCGGAACCCGCGCCCAAGGCTGAAGAGCCGAAGATGGTTGACGTGCGGGCACTACAGGAAGCTCGGGCCGAAGCCAGAGAGGCGCGGGAGCGCGCTGCTGTCATGGAGCAGCGCTGGAACGACTTCCTCGCCAGCCAGAACAGGCCGAAGGAGGAAAAGCCGGCTGTTCCGAACACAGACGATGATCCGATTACGGCCGTGAAGTGGACGCAGGATCAGATCATCGCCATGCGCGAGGAAGCCGAGAGACGGGCTCGCGAGGAACAGGAGGCGCGGCACGCGGCGGAGACCGAGCGTGAGCTTGTTGCCGAGGCAGGCGCCGAATTTGAAGCGGCTGCAAAGGCCGATCCGACGCTCCGTCAGGCCTATGACGCGCTGGTGAAGAGTTTCCAGACTGAGGCGGTCTTGTATCGCATCCCTCCGCATCAGGTTCAGCAGCATCTTGCTCGCACTGAGTTGCAACATCTCGCCTATGCGAGACAGAACCGCATTCCGCTGGCTGATTATATCAAGGGCATGGCTCATGCCCGAGGCTGGCAAGCGGCACCCGCAGTAGCGGAGCAGCAAGCACCGGCACAGAAAACCGACCTTGCAGCGGTGGCGGCGGCTCAGCAGCGCCATCAGAGCCTTTCCGATGCGCCGGGCGGCGAGGCCGTTGCCCCCGTCGACGCAAAGGCGCTAGCCAAGATGACGGACAAGCAGTTCAAGGCCTGGATCGCACAGAAGGGCAATGAACAGAAGTTCGACGAGATTATGGGCGCCTGACCTGCCGGTGGCGCTTGTAGTGGTCCACGTATGAAGACCTGAAATTCATGCTTCGGCCGCCGGGTCCGACATCCCGGCACCTTCGGGCGCATCTCCCGTCACCGATGCTTCGCCTTGCCCAGCGGGCGTTATCGCGCGGCGCAAACCCCAACCTTTCAACAGCTTCATAGGAGCCAGAAATGGCAACGACGACCTTTGGCGTGAACGACGCCAATGCGGTCAAGCTGTGGGCGAAGCGTCTCGGTTTCCAGATTGTCTATCGAACCGACATTTCCTCGCTCATCGGTGAGTCCGCGAACTCCATCATCCATCTGAAGTCCGAAACCTCGAAATCGGCTGGCGACAAGGTGACCTTCTCGCTCATGACCGAACTGATGGGTGACGGCTTCACCGAGGCCGAAATCGCCGAAGGCAACGGCGAAGCCCTTTCGATCTACGCCGATTCCATCCTCATCAATGAGCTTGGGCACGTTGTCGGCGTTCCGAACAAGGGTCGGGCGATCGATGACCAGCGCGTGCCGTTCAACCTGCGTGACGCAGCCCGCATGGGCCTTCGTGCGTGGTGGGCAAAGCGCCTGTCCGTGATCTTCTTCAATCACGTCTGCGGCTACACGCCGGAGACGCGCGCGAAGTATCGCGGCAACAACGCTATCCTGGCCCCGTCCTCGGGACGCCAGATCTGGGTCGACACCGCCGCCAACAACTCGGACGGAGACGAAAACCTCGCCAGCGACGACATCATGTCGCTGAAGTGGATCGACTACGCCCGTGAGATGGCGGAGACCGCAGCGAACCCGGTTCGTCCGATCAACGTAGAAGGCTACGACGATGGTCGTGACATCTCGGGCGGCAAGTACGTCATGTACCTGCATCCCTACCAGGTGACCGATATCCGCACTTCCACGAGCACCGGCCAGTGGCTGGACATTCAGAAGGCGGCTCTGGCGGGCTCGGCCACGTCGAAAAATCCGATCTACACGGATGCTCTCGGAGAATACAACAATGTCATCCTGAAGAAGGCCAACCACGTTACTCTGGGCGCCAACTCCAGCACCCCGACGACTTCGGTTTCGAGTGTTCGCCGTGCCGTCCTGTTGGGCGCCCAGGCGTGCGCCATGGCCAGTTCCAAGGACGGCGGTGAAACCGACTTCTCGTGGAACGAGGAACTCCTCGACCACAAGCGCAAGCTGGAGGTGTCGGTCATGTCCATCTTCGGCATGAAGAAGACCCAGTTCAACAGCACCGATTTCGGCACTGTTGTCGTGTCTTCCTATGCCGCTGCCCACACGTGATAAGGAGGGCTAGCACATGGCTACCAACACCGCGGGCACCGGTGCCCGCCTCTATCAGTCCGAGCAGACGCACTATCTGACTGCTCCGATTGTCTACACCACGCTGTCGACCTCTCTTGGCTACCTCCCCAAGGGGGCGGCCGTGGTGGATGCCGGCGTGATCGTGACGACGGCGTTTGCGGGTGGAACCCCGCAGACGCTCGATATCGGCACCGCCGCCGATACCGATGGGTTTGCCACTGCGCTTGTCATCACGTCCAAGGGCCTCAAGGCTGCGGACGAACTGGCAACGTCGGACGACCTCATCGCGACGGCCGACACCGAGATCAAGGCCACTCTCTCGGCGGGCGCTACCGTTTCGGCCGGCGCCGGGTATGTCTACGTGGCCTATATCATGGTCGACCGCTCCGCGTGATGGATGCGTTGACCTACTACACTTGGGCGGCGGGATTCGTCTCGCCGCCTGAGGCCCCCGTGAAACCTGTTCCCAAGGGCACTTGCCCGAAGTGCGGCAAGCACGTCGGCAGGGGCGTCCATTTCCATGCCAAGAGGTGCAAGGGATGACGACGCGCGCAACGCTCAAGGCGGAAATTCTGGATGATCTGGACCGCTCGTCGACGGCTGATGGAACGCGCGTCCTGTCGGCAATTTCGAGCGCCATCAAATTCTACCAGTCGAAGCGGTTCTTCTTTAACGAAAGCCGCGCGGTGACGTTCAGCACGGCTGATGGGACGAGCGATTATACCTTCGCGAGCATTGGGACCGAATTTTACCGGCTCGACGGCGTGTTCGTCACCATTTCCAGCTCGGATGTCCGCGAACTGGACCGCTCGGGCCCACTGGAAATCGAAAGCCTGATCGCAAATGAAGCGACCACAGGTCAACCGTCCGATTACGCGTATTTCGACCGGACGCTTCGGCTCTGGCGCATTCCCGACGCGATCTATTCGGTTCGCCTCGTAGGCCATGTAAAGATTGCCGAGCCGGCGACGGATGATACTGCCAACAACGAGTGGTTCACCGAAGCCTACGAACTGATCCGCTGCCGTGCGAAGGCGTATCTTTACGCGCACGTGTTCCCCGATCCCAGCATGGCTCAGGTGATGCAGGCAGCCGAACAACAGGCGCTGGGCACATTGATGCTTGCGACCGTCGCCAAGGTCGAACTTGGCCGACTGGAGCCCACGGAATTCTGATGATCCCCTTCGGCGACTTCGCTCCCAGCCTGGCGGATACCACGCCGGGCCGATCTTCCGTGATCGATGGCGTCGTGCCGCGAGCCGATGGGTCTTACGGGCCGATGCCTCAACTCGTCACACAGTCCGGCGCGAGTGCGCTGCCGAGCGCACCGAAGGGCCATATCTCGTTCCCGAAATCGGATGGCAGCTACGCTCGCTACATCGCGACGGCGAGCAACTGGTACGATGTCGGCGCGGATGGATCGATTTCGTCCATCGGATCGGGATATGCCGTCCCGCCGGGAGACCAGGAAAGCTTTGTCCGGTTCGGGACCAAGCTTCTGGGTTCCAACACGTTCGACGGCATGCGCGCCTACGATGTGGAGACGGGCGGTGCAGTCAGTGCGGTCTCCGGTGCGCCGAAAGCCCGGTGCATTTTCGAGCTAGGAGGCTTCCTCGTCGCGCTGGATTGCGATGGCGACAATCGGCTGATCCGCAACAGCGACTTCAACGACCACACAAGCTGGACCACAGGCGATGGCGTTGCCGACAGCCAGCCGGTCGAAGATGGCGGGGCGCTGATTGCCGGTGTGGCGATCTCCCAAGGCGCTGCGCTGATCTTCCAGCGCGAGGCGATCCGGTTGATGACGGTGCAGGCTTCCGGCGCCCTCTACTCTCTCTCGCTCATCGAGAAGAACGCTGGCGCGGTGGCTGCGAAGTCGGTCGTTGGCGTGTCGGGCGGGGCGTGCTTCCTCGACACCGATGGTTTCAAGTTCGCCTCCGCCGGAGGGGTGCAGCCCATTGGGCAGGCGCGGGGCGTGTCGGAATGGTTCCTCGTGCAGGTTGGCGCGGCGCGGCTGACCGAAGTGGAAGGCGCCTACGACCGATTCCGTCGCATCGTCTGGTGGCGTTTCCCGGCGGACAACGACAGCGAGGCCGTTTTCAGTCGCATGATCGGCTACCACGTCGATTCGCAGAAATGGGTGACGCTGACCGTCGCTACTTCCGCGATCTTCACTACGGCGCTGCCGGGTTACACGTGGGACACGATTCCCGATTTGTCGTGGGACACCATCATGGATGTTCCTTGGGATGATCGGTCGCTCGCGGGCGGCGAGCCGACCTTTGGCGCAATGGACGGCGATCTGAAATTCAGCTCGTTCAGCGGCTTGCCCATGGCCGTGACGCTGGAGACTGCCAAGGCTGACTTGGGTTCATCGCGGCTGTTCAACCGTATCGCGCTGATCGGGGACGGTGCTGACGCGACCTTGCAGCTTGGCGTCGCCGACCGGTTGCAAGACGCAATCGCGTGGAAGGATGCGGTGAGCCTGACCGCCTCGGGAACGTTTCCTGTGCGAGGCCGGGGCCGCGTCGTCCAATACCGGTTGAAGCGGGCGGCCGGCGATAGCTGGACCTCAACGGCCGGGCTGGATTTTCCGAACGGATTTGGTCGATGAGCGTCTTCGGCATCGACAGCGGGATTCCCCGCACGACGCATGTGGTCTTGTCGGGCACCTCCGCTACCACCATCGTCAACGCGACCGACCGCTCCAATATCTACCTCGTCGGGCTGGCGCTAATCAACGTCAGTGGTGGAGCGCTGACGCCGGTCGTGGACGTCTATGACGGTACGACGGCTTTCAAGCTGAGGGAGGATGCGTCTCTAGCCGATCAGGCGCGCGAAGTTCTGGCGCTGCCGGAGTTCGTCCACGTGAAGAAGGGCGAAGTGCTGCGCGTCACGGCCAACACCGGCCTGCACGTCTTCGCATCATATGTCGAAGTTCCGGCCAACCAGACGCAGAAGGTCGCGGGATAGTGCGCGTCGCGGAAATTGCTGCGGGGGACATTTCGGCGAATTGGGAATGGATGCGCGAACTGCTGGCGCCTGCCATCGCGCTTGATGTTCGCAGCGAGGATGACGTTCGCGAGATGCTGGAAATCGGCCAGTTTCATGCGCTGCGGGTCTGCGACGGCGGGGATGGGGTGATCGTCTACGAGATCGCCGATGGCCCGCGCGGCCTGACCATGTTCATCCCCTACATCGCCGGAAAGCTGGACGGCGGCCCGAAAGAGCGGCTGGGAAAGATGCGGCAGATGGAAAGCGCCTTCTCGACGGTGGCCAAGGCTGTTGGCTGCGTCGAAATGAAGGGCGGCGGTCGCAACTGGCATCGCGTGCTGTCCGGGTGGGAGTTGGACGGCGGTCCCGATATCTCGATAAGGAAGGCGGTCTAGGATGGCTGGATTGGTCTATGGCACCGACACTCTTGGTGGTAGCGGAACCGGCGCGTCGACGGCCAGCCCTGCGGCGGCCTATTCAGCGTCGGGCGGCGGCAATAGCGGTGGCGG